AATTAACCGCAGATTACACTATTAACCCACACAGGGCACCGGCAACCCTTTAAACCGGTAGAAAGGATAATAATGGACGCTATAAAAACATTAGCGGTAAGTACACCTATGCAGAGCTTGTAGATGCCATAGAAAAGCTCTTTAAAGAAGGAAAATACAATGAAAGAGAGGAAAATATATGAGCACAAGAGCTATTATCGCACTTCCCGTAAAAGGCGGGTATGAGACTTGTTGGAACTGGAATGACGGCGACCCTTCCCATCTTGGGAAAGAACTCAGGACTTATTTTAAAGATGAGGCCTCTGTAAAGAGCCTTATCCAGACAAAAAGTTTCTCAACAATCCTTGGCCCAAGAAGCATAAACGACTATATGCAAGAGGGCGACAGAGCAGAAGCACTTCCAAACGGTCGTTATCTATTGCTTCACAAATACCAGGGAGGTGTCATTGATGGCGACGGAAACAAGGCGTTCTTCAAGACCATAGATGATATGCTTCAGTGCGATATCAACTATGTGTATGTCTTCGAAAATGGGAAATGGAAGACATATAAGTAATATTATTTTTGACACTATACACACCCCTGTATGGGAACAACTAAGACGCTGTTCCCTATAGGGGCAGTGTCGGAAAAGAGGAAATATGTTAGATATAAAACTTGATACTACTTCAGAATATGTGATGGATGCTAAAAGATGGCCTAAGCCTGTATGTGATGTCATGATAGAGTGCGATGCTCTTATTGATATGGCAAGAAGTGTTTTTGGTAAAGAAGAAGGCGATGGTTATGTTGACATCTATGCAATGATCGAACCTGAGAGAAGACTTGTAACAGAATTTCTTGTAATTTTCAAGGACCTCGATGGCAGCCAGGAAGACATCACTATCAAGGTGTCCGATATCGCTGATTCTGTAGAGTACTATCTCAAACTTGAAGATCAGGGAGGTGGCGAGTTCATAAAGTTTATCACATCAGCATGCTGGGAGATAAACTCACAGAGAATGGCAGCCTCTTCAAACATGGTCGAAGTAGTTGAGGATTTCTTAGAGACGAGGGATATCCGTATTCCATCGTCCGACGAGGAGATGATTGCAGCAGGAGATGACCCCAAAAACAATTCTTCAAGAATCTACGGTGCTGATTACAGTGAGCTTGTAGAGGGATTTGAGGATGTTCAGGGAATATCGCCTCAGAGAACCCAGATTGACAGGCTCAAAGCCCTGTCAGCTTGGCAGGAGAAATATCTTCCTGATGAAGATTATTTCTATTCACTCCTGTATGATGCAGGATTTACCGGACGGCAGATAGAAGATGCTTGCGGTGAAGACGCAGCAGAAGCAGTCAACTGCATACATGAACCGCCACTAATGAATAATGGTTACTGGAAGACAAGCAGCACAAGCCACTGTGAAGACTTCCAGAGATAACAAAAGGCCCCCTGTATTTCCGAAAAGTCAATTAAATTTAGTATCTCTTTTAGATTTTCTAGAGACTTAATCATATTTTTTGATAACAATTGAGCCTGTTTTTGATAATTTTCTTTTTTAGACAATGCTAAGCTTGCCTTTGTGCCAGTCAGCTCGCGATTTAATTGTTCTATTTGTGCTTCGTAATCTGCCCTAGATTTCCTGAGCAATATTTTCAAATCCTTACAGCTTAATAATTCGTTTTTCCAATCCTTCATATCCCAATAGTCAGATCCTTTATTGGCGTAATTTATAATCGTTTGAATATCGTCTTCTATAAACGGAGTGAAAAACGAAAAACCTTTTTTTAAAATATCAATTTCCTTTTTGTAACCTTGTACTGCACTTTCATGAATCTCTTTGCGTATATATTCTTCTCCATTTATAGTGATTGTTCGTGAATTTTCCATGTTTTCACCTCTTCCGCCCCTTAAATTCTTCACTCACACTTGTTGAAGTATCTGCAACCTGAAAAGCCTTAACAATAAGGCTCATAAATACCTTTTCTGTCATATCATCCGATACATCATGTCTCCTGTTGGCATCAATCATAGTTACAAGTACCGACAATACATCATCTGCAAGCTCTTCAGGTCCGGAAAGTTCCGCCCTAACAATCCCATGATTAACACTTAACATCAAATCACCCCTTTATCCTAAAATTTTTACAATCTCTACTTGTGCACCTGTGGCACGCTGCCAAGTTCCTAGTTAACCACCCTTTGTAATACGCACAATAGGCGTATGGATAGTGGCTCATATTACCATCTATCAGCTCATAGGGTAGTTTTTCGTAGTCTTGCCAACACTGGTTATTTCTCCGCCTCTTCTGTTGGGCGTGTCTGTTCCCGTGACTCCTTCTCCCCATAACAACCCCCTAACCGCTCTTTTATACGGTTCCGTTTGTAGTCAGTCCACTTCTTTAGTCCTTCTCCGTCAAGATATCCGCCTATTGTCAGTTCATCCAGGCAAATAAGCACATCTGCCAGTTCTTCAGTGAAGTTGTCCCTTACTACTTCCATGGTTTTGGGTGTCGGATTCTCATTCCTGATCTTCCGGGCAACCTTCAAACAAGCCTGTGCCAGTTCCGCACACTCTTCCGCTGTCTGTTCGAACATTGCGGCGGTTCCGATCTTCTCAATCAGCATTTTTGTTTTTCTCCCTCATAGCGTCTTTTATTTCCTTGTCCAGTTCTCTAAATGCTTTGTCAGTCGCTTGCAATATCTCTTCTGCCGTATCAATGCCGCCTTGCCAATATCCAAGCTTATAGGCCGATACGATCATTAAAAGCACAAACAAAGTTATAAGTCCGGCTGCTAATATCATTCGTCACTCTCCCATTCTCTTGTATGCCTGTTGTAATGGCTATTTGCTTTACATCTAAAATCCCATATTGCCGGATTGCCCTTACTCAGTGGACATTCAAAGCAATGCACTTTGTCATTTTTATCTCTGGCGCTGTATTTCTTACAAATAGCCCTCTCACGATCACTTGTCAGCATTATCCGCCTCCTGAAGATCCTTTAACAGTTCGTCAATGTTACAAGTTAATCCAACGTTAGCTCTCTGGCTGCTCAGTGTAACGGTTGTCCCCTTATCGTCCCTGGTTAACATCACCAACAAAGTGTCTGGCTTCATTCTCATGGTGCTTGGTTGGCATATAAGACCCTTGATATCATATGATTTTCTAACTTCCTTCATTTTTCGTACTCCCTTCAGTGCATTGTTGCCATCATAAGCACAACGCCAATCAATAAAATCATCAATCCTATAAACTCTTTAAGAGTTATCCCCGGATCTCTCACTTTAAATCATTCCTCCATCAAAAATACTCTCTCCCTTAATTCTGACACCCAATCAACAGGTATAACCTTGTCGGCGTTAGAATACCTTTCCATGGCGTCAAGGATATCAATTACCCTTTGCTGTTCACACTTGGACTCAAATACACTCCGTGGCATCAGTCCTAATGGCGGTTTTTCCTGTTTGGGTTGTTCTTTTGGTGCTTCTGGCGTCTTAGGTCCTGTCACATACCACTCTTTTTTATTGTCTATACAGAGGTCATATTCATCACAGCCCTCGCAATGCCCGGTATGGTCCTTGTGACAACCTTTAACAGTTGCCTTGGGGCGTCCTGGTTAGCAACCCATTTTGCACCTTCTTTTCTTAAGTCATATAATCCCAACTTTATTCTTATGTTATGTATTAAGCGTTTCATGTTTCCTCCAATCCGCAATCAATGCCAGTGCACTCTTTAAACTTCACCGGATCAAAATTAGGTAACTCATAAACACTCTGCTTATCCTCTGAAGGCAGATTGTCCCACCAGTCCTGTTTGTCCTTGTTGGTTACTACAAAAGTCTTGATATAACCGCCTATTGTCTTATGCTCCGGGTGGTTTTCTTTCTCTTCATCCGTCATATCCTCTGCATAGATATAATCTGAGTAAGTATAAGGGCAATTTCTCATAACTCTATAAGCTGCTGAATCATACCAATCATCCATTGTCCAGTCTGTTTCCTGGTCAAATATCTTGATCTTAGGGTTTTTGTCTGTACAGAAAAGGCCGCTGTTCCTGTTCCCGCTGTTCCAGTCCCCGCTGTTCCAGTCCCCGCTGTTCCTGTTCCCGCTGTTCCTGTTCCCGCTGTTCCTGTCCCCGCTGTTCCTGTTCCCGCTGTTCCTGTTCCCGCTGTTACAGTTCCCGCTGTTCCAGTCCCCGCTGTTCCTGTTCCCGCTGTTACAGAATCCTGAACAAGAAGGCGACTTGTTCGACTTCTCCCTTGGTTTTGCTACCTTCCTTACAATCTTGATATGATTTGTACAAAACTTTACATCATCATCTGTCGCCACTTCTCCCAGGGCTTCAATCTCACAAATTACAGTCTCATCATCCATGGGATAAAAACTATAACAATCTGCTATACTCTTACAAAAGTGATACCCTTTCTGACAAGGAATAGGCGTATCATCCATCTTGTATTCCTGTCCTATCTCATATTGCATATCCCGGCATATCATATCCGGGCTAAATGCTTTGAATCCTTTTACCCTCTTCATTTTTAGCCCTCCATCATGTTTTATCTCACAGTCTTTAAATGATCCTCATTAGCCTTGATTAAATCAATGGCATCATTAACAATGTCAATCTCATTTCTGGTAAAGCTTTGCGCATTGCTTTTCTTAAGCTGTTCAAGCCTCTCCACAACGTAACTTGCATACACTTGCACATCAGCTACAATATGTTCCATGTTCTCAATCCCCCTTAATTTTCAATATTTCCGTATCTGTCGTAATACGTGGTGTTATCCTCTGACTCATCCACACGCCGCAGCTTTATAAACTTCCGGATCTCTTTTGGTATCTTGTCCAGTAACTTACTTTCGATATCCTCGATCCTGAATCTGTCCCACTCATCAACTGGTGGGTCATACCTTGTGCCCTCTTCCCAGTAATGAGCATAGTCGGCTAAGTAAGTGCCATCATAAATCGCGTCCCAGTCGTCAAAATCGTATAGGTCTAAACAGTCAAGGTCGGTATGTTCCGCAATGGCATCTCCAATCTTATCGCCTATCTCTGTCAACAGTGCTTCAACGTCTACACGTATCTGAAATTTCTGTGATAGGTTTCCGTGATGTGTTCCTGATCTCATTTGTTATAAAACCTCGCTTCCGGGTGCTTCTCATGGTAATAAGCCTTACCGCGCGCCCTTAGTTCCTGTCGGTGCTTTTCTCTGTACTTGCGGTTATATGCGCTCTTGTGTTTTTTCTTTTCTTCCGGGTCCATAGGTTTTCTGCCTCGCTTAGTTCCTGTTGGCCCCTTGTCGCTCACACAATCCTCATAAGGGCAAGTCAGACAATTGTCGTGTTCACATTTCATTGCCTATATCCTCTTGCTGACAAGGTAATAAAAGTGCTGTCGCATTTTAATAAATGGCCCACGCGAACAAGGCATACCCTGTGCTATAAGATCCTCAATCGTATTGTCTCTTGTGGTAGTACCTTTTATGATCCATTCCCAAATATCACCCCCAACGGCTTTTGCCGCGTCCTCAACTATTGTTACCTTGTGTTCAATCTCAACCCTTTTTAGTGCCAGTTCTGAAGTTGCATCATAACTGTTGCTTGTCTGCACCTTCTCAGAATCATAAGTGATGGCTTTACTGGAATCCGGTAGTGTTTCCAGTTCCTTAATCCATAAGGGATAGCACCGGACAAAAGTAACAACGTTATCGAACAGCTCGGGTTCTACAAAGTATTTACTTTTCTTCCTTGGCCTCCTATATCCCACTTTCCTTTTCCCTCCATGCCTTATGTACTCTCTCTACGTCATTCAGGAAACACATACAAAGTTCTCCGGCTAATTGTCATGTGATAACCCCCTTGGTTACGCTAGTTACAATTTGGTTACGCTTTTAAAAAGTGCCTTAAACCTAGATATTTACTGAATGGTTACGCTTGTTACGCTAGTTACAAAATATTCATATACACGCGAGGGCTTGTATATACATATGCTTTTCACACACATATAAAGCTATATATAACCCTTATGTTTTTGGTTGTAACAGGCGTAACCGCGTAACCGCTAATCGAACGGAAGTTCTTGTTGTCCGGCGTCATGAAACTCTGTATCGCCCTGCTCATCCGGTTCCGGGTTGATTTTTATGGTGTAAAATCTTGTCGGAGTGCCATTTATTTTTATGACATTCTGGTTTTTAGAGTTACACCTTAATAACCCTTTAGCATTCGCCCAGGAACAAAACGCCTTAGTTGAGAAATTTTGTTCCTTTTCTAAATTCTTAAGTATTGTAGGAATAATATTTATATATCCCTCTTTGATAAACCCCCAGGCGTTATAGGTTGTCATTTCAGAAGGAAACATACTTCTGTTCGCCAAAACAAAGTCTTTTATTGTGTCATAAGCTCTCTGGCCTTCTGAGACTTCGTTCACATCTTTGAGCTGCTTTACCATTGTTGGAAGATCCAAGTAAATGCCATCCTCAAAAATATAATCAGTAGCTATCTTGTCTGCTGCCAGAAGCAACGACATTGGAAGTATCTGCTTTTCTTCTTTAACACTGTCCTGTCTCTTTGCTTCTTCCTTGATCTTCTTCTCAAAGTCTCTCCGCAGATTATTGATATATTCATCGTCCAAGTCTGCTATAAGGTCTACAAACTTCATTCCGGCATATCCGTAGTTGTCTTTAAGGATCTCTACAACGCCGTTTCCGTTCTCAAAGATATAACCATCAACCATCTCAAAATCCAAGATCCTGTTGATAGCTCCGCCCTTCATTGTCTCTGTTGCAAGCGGCCTTTCCATGTTAGACAAGATTGTGTTCTGCCAGGTCTTAACCTTGTTCAGTCCTAAATCAACATTACTTCGGTCTTTTCCTTTTCCTGAACAGAGAAGGTAAATAAGATCCGTGAAGTTGTCGTTTAGTTTGTCCCGGACTTTTGATAAATCATCCATGAGAAGTGGCAAGTGATTAAGGATATCAAGCCTTATCTCAAAAGCATTTTGCGTGGCGTAAGAGTCTGTTATATACTTATTCTCTGCCGGATTAGCCCATATTGAAGCCGCCATCATGAGTGCTACTGTCTTACCTTTTCCAGTGCTCCCCCAGAGGTTAACGATAAACGGCAACATATTGAGTTTACTAACAAGGACACTGGCAAAACTCGCAGCCATATATACTTGCGGTTCATAGTGTACCTTGTTTGCCCTCACCTTCTTGCACAGTTCAAGCCATATATCATAGCTCCCACTTGGCTTTAACGACTCTGCAAGATCCTTAAACCTTGAAGCATCATCAAAAACAACACTTGTGTCATATGGGATAAATTCTTTACCATGCCAACCAAACTTACTGGTGCTGTTCTTAAGCTTAATCGGATTCATGTTTTCAAGGTCCGATAAAAATTGCACTAAGGATTTTGCTGTTTCTGAGGTAACTGATATTCCGTAGTCTGCAAGCTTTACTATCTTGGTTGAGCTTGCTATAAGGCCCTTATCAACAGTAATCTCTTTCCAGTGACCGTCTCTCATATATGCAAGCGTTATCTTTTCCGTCTTAGTCTCAATATTGAATAGCCTCTCAACGGGCAGTATTGGATGATAACAAGCAAGCTTTTCACCAAACATTGTCAGGATCACCACACCATTGTTATTGGCAATCCAACCACCACAATTAAGTTCTCCATTGGGGTGTCCAAAATCAGTCTGGTTATTCATGTTCCTGTTTGAAGTTGTCGAGGCTTTAATATCATCCTTAAAACCTTTTATGAATGACTTAACCGCTTGTGTGCACTTAAGTTGTTTTGCACGTTCAACCAGGGCAATCAGCAACAGTGATTTGTCAGCTTCTGACTCTTCCTGAAATATCTCAATCAATGTGTCCTTGTCTAACAGTTGGGCTTTTTCCATCTGTTCAATTTGTTCAGTTGTCATATAACCCCCAACTCAGCTACTATTTGTTCTTGTTTGTAACATAGGAGCTGCCATTTGTTGTAAGCACTGGTCCATTCATCCGACAAAGGTTCACTATTTAAAACCTTCTGCCACAATCCGGTAAACTCCTTATTTACATTGTCCAGTTCTTCCCTGAGTCTCTTCTTTCTCTTTTCCGCTTCCTTGCGCTTGATCCTCATTAGGGCTAACTGTTCTCTGGCACTCCCGGAAAGCTTCTCGCCGGATATCCACTCGCAAGCTTCCTTAAATCTCAGATTGTGATACAGCATTACAAATCTGATAAGATCTCCACCCTTGCCGCAACCAAAACAATAAAAGTCTTTTTCGTAAACCTTCATTGAGGCCGTGTTGTCCCCATCATGGAAACAGCACTTACAAAAGCCGTGTCTATCTGTTTGTATGCCACATCTACCCAGGATATCCCGCATAGAGTAGCGTTCTTTTATATCCTCAACTCTCATTGAAATACCCGTCCTCTATTCTCTGTTTAAGGTCCCTATACAGTAGTTCTTTGATAATCTTTCCGGAGGTTTCCTCTTTGCAAAAGACCAGTTGCAGATCATAACGCACAATCCAGGCACACAATGAAGCAAAAAACGCTTTAGAGTTAAATTTGCTCCTATATTTGCCGTTTAAAAGATTCTCCCATGTGGCATTTTCCACCAATAAGAAGATCCTGGCGTTATGATCTTTAGCCCTCTGAAATTCCCGCTCAAATCTCTTTCTTGAATGTGTAAGACAGCTTGCCAGTTCATCAAGATTCATTTTTCTTTCGATAACTGCCAATCCCTTTACAGCCTCGTCACCATCAAACAACCACTTGCCATCAGGAAGCTTCGCATTGTATGTATAATCCCCATATGACAATGTTTTACGCTCATAAGGTGTTTCAAATGTCTCATAACGCTTCCTAGCTCTGTCTGTCGGTTGTTCTCTTGTGTCGATTAACACAAGCATAGATTCAAGCATTTCTTTTTCTTCAAAAGGTTGCATCTGATCCCCCAACAATAAACTAAATACTATTCATTCTTTTGTAGATATATTTTTCAATATTTCCGCGTTTATAGTGTGCCCTTATATTAGCGGAACAAGTATTTAGTTTTTCTCCCCATTCTGCAACAGTAAGAGTTATTCCCATAGCAGTGATATGAAGAGTGTTTCTTCTATTTCTCTGTTGTTCCTTTTGGGTGGCCCATTTACAGTTGCTAGGTTCATAGTTTCCATTAACGTCAATACGGTCAATCGTAAGATCATCTTCGTATCCATTACGCATGGCCCATTCATAGAAGTTTGAAAAATTTTCCCATTCTTCACAAACTTTAATACCTCTACCTCCATAACATGAATACCTATTAGTGTTAGGGTTTGAGCATCTTTGCCTCATACTTCTCCAAATGTTATAGATACGTGTATTTCTCTTTCCATGCTTTGTGTGATTGTGATTGCCGTATGGTGCGCCTATTTTAGCCATATTCACGCCTCAAAATGGGAGTTCTTCACTGATATTGTCCGGAATGTTCATAAAATCGCTGTTTCCGGTAGAAGCTGCTGCCGGTGCATTTAACAACTTATCATCAGGAAGCTTGAACGAACGCTCTCTGATCTTCTGAACAGAACAAACATTTTTCAGCCTGGTTGATGTTCCAACTGAACCATCATTCTTCTGGTACTGCTGATAGTGGAATAATCCACCAATCAACTTTCCCTTAAACTTTGTCTCGTCCCAGTCAAAGTGATAGCCTTCGTTAGACTCTTCCAAAGCTTCTGTAAAGGTCTTAAAGCTTCTCTTGGTCCATCCGTCCTGTTCAGTCCCATCATCCTTGGGAATGCTTAACAAGAAGTTGCAGCCCCACTTCTTATCCTCTCTTTTGTCGTTTGTGTACTGCTTGGTGTAGAAGTCCTTATAATCACCTTCTGCTACATCACAGCCGATAATCAGATATTCTCCGTTACTGTTAGTTGCGCTCTTAACTCCCATGATCTTCATTACATAACCATCCTTGGGAAGTGTAGGGAAATCTCCATACGCCTGTGTTTTGTCGTAATCTCCAAACTGTTTAATCATTTCTTACTTTCCTCCTTGGCTTTATCGCTCAATCCGTAGTATTCGCGGATATGATCGTCAACAAATTTCAAATCGTTCTCAATTTCAAGGTCAAACATTCCCTCTGGTGTCTTTGCCACGCTCTGCCCGTTTGCCTGTGTGAAAAATTTATGATCCTGACAGTAGATAACTATGTCAAAGCACCCCTCTACACTTAACTTCTCATCAAGCATCTTACCGATTGTCTTAACCTTTTCTCTTCCATCAGCATCAAGCTCGGAATGATGTAAAAAGTAAACGATTTTGTTTTCATCCTCTAACTCGTTCACAAAGTGAATGAGATCCCGGAAGTTTGCAGCCATATTTGTAAACTTGTCATAGCCCTTCTCATTAGCCCTATCAAAAAGTTCATTGGCTAAAAGATACTGGCTATCATCAATGACAATGGCCTTTGGCGCACTTGAAACTATTGCAGACTTTAACCACTGGTACCTAGCAACATTTATCTGCGCCGGTGAAGCCTCCTGTGTGTCAAACTTCTTAAGCCTTGCGACCTTAAGCTCTGATTTAAAAGGTAAACGGCCCTTTTCAATAGATATGATCCCTACTTCTCCGGGCTTAAAATTCTTAAGTGAATAAGTCTTGCCGGAACCACTCCGGCCTATTACTAATACTGGTATTGCCATTTCTCAACCTCCCTTAGTCAATCTTTAGATATTCTCCGCGCTCTCCATAGTGAGCAAAATCAAGTGCTTCTCCGTTGTCCAGTGCTTCCCTAATGCGCTCGTTGTCCGGCTCATAAATAACCTTCTGGAAGTTATCAGGAACATCACCGGTAATAACAAGCGGCAACTTCCCACCATTCTTGCGAATAGAGAATGTGTGCAAGTCTGTTGTTACCTTCCTTCTGTCAGTGGTAATCATTACTTCATATAAACGCTCATTCATACGTGTGCGGTTATTCTTGATAGCGTCCTTCCTTGCCTTAAGTCTCTTGATCTCATTGTCAATAAGATCCTCACGCTCTTTCATGTGGCTCATAACAACGGCGTAATCATCCATCTTAAGGTCAATTGCTCCCAGGACTGATTCAAGGGTATCTAAAAATACCTGTTCATCCTCCGGGTCGATACTGTCTGCATACTCCATGAGTCCGTTGTAGTCGTTGCTAAGTTCGTACATACTCTGTTCCATTATTCTTTTCCCTCCTGTTGTTCTTTAACTATTCCCATCTGGTCATAGCTTCTTTCTTATTGTCATAAGTGTTTTCTTTCCAGAACGGGCATTTGCCATCCGGCATAGGTTTAGGCATAGAAAACCATCAGAACGTCATTAACATCTGACAGAAGCAATGTATCAAAGTCCTGTACCAATCTCTGCTGCATCTTGAATTTCAGTAACCTTATTGCCGCCCTATCCTTGATTGCCTGTGATTCTTCTGCGCTATACATTGATAATCCCTCCTTTTTGTGGTATATTGAGGGTGAAGCGAAACCACTCCCAAGTGTTTTCAATTCAACCCTGAGTGGCCTTGTCGTGAGCAAGGTCATTTTTATTTTGCTAACGTATAAAAGGTATGATCCCTATACGTAAAAGCCTTAGTAAAGTACTTGTCCAGTTCGTTACTGGAAGTTGTTTCAAACGCCACTATTGACGGGGCTATATCTCCGCGTTCTATCCTGGCTAAAGCTTCGTGAGCTTCCGGTGATATCTCAACCCTATCTATGCTGCCATTACTTACAGAACTAAATTGGCCCTCGGCATATACGACCCCCCCTATGGTAGAATCGAAAACATCTGATATAGTCCTGTTGTAAATACATGAGAGTACAAGCCAAATTCCATCTGAACCCTGGTTGCCCGCTTCTGCTTGTCCGACTTTAAGAAGTAGTTGCGCGTCCTGGTAACTGAATTCCACACAGTTAACTTCATGCGTTCGCGGAAATACCGCTTCTTGTGGCTCTTCAACCACTTCTATTGTTTGAATTTTGCTGATAGGATCTTCCGCGATTTCTTCCACGTAAGCATCAGCATTGATTGACTCATTACGAATCAACAGAATAATTAAAAGAATTATTAGAATCCCCATACAAAAATAAAACAAAACTTCTTTACATCTCCGCCTCATGTTAACTAGCTTCTCCCCTTATCAGTAGTATTAAATCGTCATTCTCAAAATGTAGTACTTCATCCAGTGCTTTTTGTTTAGTCATGTGAATACCTCAGTGTAGCCGTTTTGTCTACTTTTTAAAGAAAATTTTTTCCTTTTCACTAAGCTTTTCAATTCCAAGCTCATCACACAAAACAGATACTTGAGTTGTTGTGAAATCTGATTTATTAGTGGCCTTCAGTCGAAATGACTGAATAGTGATACCCATTTTACGGGCAAGATGGGTTTTTGTTTTTCCTGAAGAGGCTATTTTTTCCTCAAGATATAGTGTATCTACCATTATATTTAACTCCCTTAATCCAACAAATTGTGTAGGCGTATTTTCTACACATTTTTTATTGTAGAGGTATGTAGGCGAAAAGTCAACAATAATTTTAAAATAATTGTAGATATTTTTTCAACACATTGCTATAATGATTACACACTAATATAGGAAGAAAGGTGTTGTGGGAATGACAGTTGGGGAACGGATAAAGCAAAGACGGATTGAGTTGAATCTATCTCAGGATGAGTTAGCTAAGCGCGTGGGGTACAAATCAAGATCATCCATCAATAAAATTGAGCTTGCGAGGGAGCTTCCATTAAGGAAGGTCGAAAAGATGGCAGTAGCACTTGATGTAACCCCCGGCTATTTAATGGGATGGGAAGAAGATATAAACACCGAAACCAAGCTACTGGAAGCCTACAAACAAAAAGCACATATACGTAGATATTATGAATTACTGGCAAATCATTTCAATCAAAAACTACTGGACGCCGCAGAAGGTTGTACGGATCAGCAAAAGCAGATAGCCATTGATATGCTAAACACATTCAAGAAAGGAGATTGACCTATGGAAGAGAATACCTACAAAGACCCAAATGTTTTATTGTCAGTCTTACAATTCATAACTTTTATTGCCTCATATCTGATAATTTATTCGATAATTGGCATAATTTGTTTCGGAATCGGCGGTTTTATGGCAGAAATGCCATTTTTAAAGATCTTCCTGGCTGCTTTTCCTATACATGAGACTGTGATGTATACCATTCTACCAATCACTTCAGGATATCTGATATTTGCTCTGAACAATTTTATATACAAAAAGTATTATTTTAATCTGATAAGCACAGCGATTTTCTTCATGTTCTTATCCTGGCTGATGGTAGATCACATTATAAGCACCGCCTCAAAATACGGCATAATCTCATGGAATTTTGGCAACTGGCTATGGTCTGACGCATTGTTGGTTGTCATTATTTTTACCCAGTTTTTCAATCGTACAAGATATAGTGAGGAAAGGAGGTTAAAAAATGTCAACGACAAGAAAGCTTAAATCCGGTAACTGGCAATGCAGAGTATATTCTCACACAGGATCAGACGGAAAACAGTACTATGAATCATTTACGGCCCCAACAAAACAAGAGGCTGAAATGATGGCAACAAAGTTTAAAGCCAAGGCCGACAGGGATAGGACAAGCAATATAACTATCAAGGAAGCCGTGGATAAATACCTGGAAGCAAACAAGGCCGTGTTGTCACCTTCTACCTATCTGAATTACACCAAGGACGCCAAGAGTTTTAAAAGTATTGAGCATATCCGGGTCCGTAAGGTCAACTCTAATGATATTCAACGCTTCATATCTGAGCTTACAGAATCAGGACTTGCCCCTAAGACTGTCAGAAACAGATATGGTCTTTTAAGAAGTTCTTTAGCCTTTTCAGGGCATGATTGTGATTTCAGAATACATTTACCCTCTGTTCAGAAAAAACAGCAAAATGCCCCTGAAAATAAAGAAATAATGGCACTCTACAACAACGCCCCTAAAGAATTACAGATAGCAATTATGTTAGCCTCCCGGCACAGTTTAAGACGCGGCGAGATCTCAGGGTTAACCTATGGTGACTTAAAAGGGAATACCCTTTTAGTACACTCTGATATGATCTTAGGACCAGAAGGATGGATCCACAAGCAAACGCCCAAAACAGACTCTAGCTATCGC